CGGGCATCACCATCCTTGTCGTAATAACTGCGGAAGGGCTTCACCGGCTCCGGCTTGTCGGATTTTTCTTCCAGAGCCGCCAGCACCGAGGGGCGGCGAGGCTCGTCCTCCTGTTCTTCCTCGTCCTGTTCCGGCTCGTGGCTCTTTTCGTCCACATCCAACTGAGCGTTCAGCTCTGCAAGCCGTGCTGATTTTTCAGCCAGTTCTTCCTCCTGCGGGAAGGGCTTTTCCACCTCAATTTGCGCCGCCGCCTGCTGCTGATGCAGGGTATCCAGTTCGTTTTCTGCGGCGGTGATGCGTTCCGGGAAGTTGTTCAGGGAGTTATCCAGACGGATGATGTTGCCCAGTGGGTCGGTGCCCAAAGGCACCGTGTACTTTCGCTGCCCCTTCAAAAGTGCCTGATACTCCGTGCGGAAGGTGTCGAACCGCAGGGACAGCTCAAAGCCCCGGTAGCTGCCGATCACTTTTTCTTCGGCGTTGGGCAGTTCGGAACAGGCGAGCACCAGACGTTCGCCGGCGGTCTTTTTCTCGTCGTAGGTCACGCCCCTGATGGTCATACCGCAGAACTCCTCCTTGCCCTGCGGGTGGGCGGCGGCAAGCTGCGCGTCCGCTTTCAGCCCGGCGATGTGGGCGTTCGTTTCCTGAATGTCAGCCGGGAATTTTGTCAGCAGCTTGTCTTGCAAGCGGAATTTCTGGCTCTGGTGGTCGGCTTTCAGAACCTTGAGTTTTGCGACCTGAACATCCAAATCCATCTTCTCCTTGATGAGCGGATTTCCGGCACACAGTGCCTTGATTTCGGCGTAAGATAGCGCCTGCTCATCCACATCCTCGCAGGAGCGCACCGGGGATTTTGAAGTCATGATTTGGCTGATAAACCGCTGTTTATTTTCCAAAGTTTGGAACAAATAACTGTCAAATGTCCCTTCCGTAACGTAATTGAACACCTTGACTTCCTTATTCATATTGCCCTGCCGGATGATGCGACCATTGCGCTGGGTCATGTCGCTGGGCTTCCAGCCAACGTCCAAGTGATGCACCGCCACAAGCCGGGATTGCACGTTGGTGCCCGCTCCCATTTTTGCCGTACTTCCGAGCAAAACTCGCACATCGCCGGAGCGCACTTTGGAGAACAGCGCCGCCTTTTTTGCTTCGGTGTCAGCATTGTGGATAAATTCGATCTCGTTTTCCGGCACACCGGCGGCGATCAGCTTTTTGCGAATGTCATCGTAGACGTTGAAATTGCCATCGTTTTTCGGTGTCGAGAGGTCGCAGAACAAAAGTTGGGTCAACTTCTGTTCTTTACCCTCCTCCCAGATTTTCAACACATTTTGAACGCATACGTTCAATTTGCTGTTGGGATCATCTGGCAGCATGGGGTTCATCAAGCGAACGTCCAAGCCGATTTTGCGCCCATCGTTTGTGACGCAGAGCATATTGTCCACGGAGGCATCCACTGCACCGGAGTGGATTTCTGCAGCACGTTTGCTCAGTTCCTGCACCATTTCCTTTTGAATTTCGGACGGCTTTGCCACCACGGTTTCAAACTTTGCGACCGGCACCGGCAGATGAAGCTGGTCGCTAGTTTTAATGTCCGCAACCTCCTTGAACATGGACATCAACTCAGGGAGGTTGAAAAACTTGGCGAACCGGGTGCGGGCACGGTAGCCGGTACCCTCCGGGGCAAGTTCAATGGCCGTGGTCGTCTCACCAAAGGTGGATGCCCAGCAGTCGAAGTGCGTCAGCTTTTTCTGCTGCAAGGTGCTGTACTGGAGGTACCGCATGACCGTGTACAACTCGGTCATGGAGTTGCTCACCGGGGTGCCGGTAGCGAATACCACGCCACGCCCGCCGGTGATCTCGTCCAGATAGCGGCACTTGCCGAACATATCGCTGGATTTCTGGGCTTCGCTGGTGGATAATCCAGCGACATTCCGCATTTTTGTGGTCAAAAAGAATGTGCAGCACCCCTGCGGCTGCGAAGCAGTCCGCAGAGTAGTCTGCTTTGTTGTGATAGGTAACTTTTTGAAGTAATCTCCAAGTTTTCCCCCACCTCACGCCGGGCGTGCACCTTTCAGCGCACCCGGCGTACCATCAAATCGATTTACTTTCTTCCTTCAGATTTCAACACTGCTGTGTTCTCACGGACACAGAGTGGTTGTAAATTTCACAGTTTAAGTTTTTCGCGGTATTTCATGATTTTGCCTACCGTCTTTGCATCAAGTTCAGGCGGTATTGGACTGTTGTGAACCATGCGGTGGCATGGTTCACACAGCCAAACCAGATTTGGCACTTTATTGATTCTATCAAGTGGAAGCTTGTTTTTAACGTGGTGACAATGCTTTTGAAGCACGGGTGAGAAGGCATTTCCACAGCATTTACATTTTCCTTTGTCCCTGCTGTAAGCATACTCCCGGTTCATATAATACTCAAAATTCATCCTTCCCTTTGTGTAGCGCGACAAGTTTTTTGAGAAATTGGGACAGCATACTTGAGAAAAAACGGGCCAATCTTAGAAGCATTTCCGAGCCTGCTCGCTTGCGTCAACCGCCCCCCCAGAAGCACGGGAGCGGCACACGCAAGAGGGCGGGCTCAAAGCATACGGGAGGAGCGACGAATAGCCGCCCCTCCCGTGCTTTTTGCCCTCTTGTGGGTTAGGTTACTACCGGCCCTTTACGGGCCGTTTTGCGGGCCTCTACGGCCCTTCGGTGGGTGTCCCTGGGGCGTTACTCCTCCGGCTCGAGAGTGCCTTCCTCCTGCGCCGCCAGATACTCGGCGACGGGGATGATGTACTCCTCGGGCAGGGACTCAATATCGCGCTTGCTGTTCTTCACCAGAACGGCATAGACGGAAATCATGTACTCTTTCACTTTCATTTTGCTTGTCCTCCTTCAATCTGCTTGATCTTACTTTCGAGGCTCGAGACCTTCTCCGTGAGCCCCATGACCTCCTCGAAGAGACCGGCGATCGCCTCATAGAGGTCGATGTTCTGCTCCTCCGCTTCTTCCGCCCTCTGACGCTCGATCTCGGTGATCGGCATCTTAGGGGTCAGATACTTCATGCTCTGGTTCATTCGTAAGCACCTCCAAACCCGGAGATCGAGACCTCTCCCTCATAGCCCTCGTTCTTCTCGATGGTGAAGCGGACATTCACGCCCCACTTTTCGGCGGTCTTGGACTGGTTGAGGAAGTTGTAGACCCGGTTGATCGCGACCTGCGCCGTGATGTCCTCCCACGCCGGGGAGGCATCAAAGGCATTGTTACACGCTTCGACCTTGGCGACCGATCCCTCAATATGCCATGTAGGCGTGATGAGGATCTTCGTCGCCCGGGCGTCCGTCTCCTCCGGCTGCGCGAACTGGAAGGCGATGACGGTCTCCTTCTTGGAGAAGTTCCAGACCCTCACACTCGTCGCGAAGTTGCCATCAACGGCCTCGACGCGGAGCTGGTGATCCCCATTTGCGAGGACGAGCCAATTCTCACGGGAGAGCTCGATCGTCTCCTCCTGGCCGAGCGTAGCTTGATAGCTGCGGATCTGCTTGTCGTCGACGAACTCGGTGACGACCACGTTGTCGCCCTCGACGTCGGTGACGGTGTACTTCTCGGCGAAGCTGCCCGTCTGCTGGCCGAGGTCTTCGTCCTGCCCAGAGATAGCCGGAGCCGAGTTCGTCCGCTTAAAGGTGAGGCGGCGGTAGGTTGTGCCGCCCTGCCCATCGGTGGCGGTGATGACGAGGTTGTTGACCGTATTGAGGCCCAGGGCGTAGAGCTTTTCCGAGGTGATAGAGACCGAGAGCTGCTCTCCCTTCGGGGCGTTGTTGATGGTGCGGAGCGTTTCGTCGTTCAGCATCTCGACGACCGTCACGGCGTCCCCGTCCGCGTCGTTGACGGTGTAGTTGTAGGTGAAGCCGATGTTCTTGTCCCCGAGGTTGGTGTCCGTGCCGGAGATGGTCGGGGCGGAGTTGACGCGGTTGAAAGTCCACGTCCGAGTCGCCGTTCCGCCCTGTCCGTCAGTGACGACGACCTTGACCGTGTGGGGGCCGAGGGACAGTTCGCGGACGTTGACCGTGATCGTGTTTTTGAAATTTCGCGTCGGGGCGAACGACTTCGTCGTTCGCCCATCAATCGACTCCGTCGCCGTCAAGACGTCGCCGGAGTCGGAGTCGTTGACGGTGTACTCGATCGTGAAGTCCTGGTTCTTATCTCCGAGGTTGCGGTCACTGTCAGAGATCAGAGGGTCAGTGTTCAGGACTTCAAGGACGGGGCGGAAACCGACGTACACGTTCCGATTGCCGGACAAGCCGGCGTGCCAGGGGCGGGCCGAAGTGTACCCACGGCGCGCGCGGTGCGACGCGTTCTCCGCCCAGGTCTCTTGACACCAGGAATACACGCCCACCCAATGCCAAAGCTGATTATGGGTACTGTTGTGATCGGTCGTGTTGAGGTTGGTGTCCAGGTCAGAGGAAACCGGGGCAGGGAGTCCGGTGATGACTTCCTCGCGGGTGATGAACCTGTCCCACTCGTTATTGGTAGGTGTTCCTCCGGCATACCAGTCGTTATTCCGCCGGTTGCTGCCTCCGGTGAGGAGGCGGCACTTGTACTTTGTCCCGTCGATGGTGATGGTCTTGCCGGTGACATAGCCCTGCCCGTTCAAGTCATCCCACGAGACGCTGACCAGAATGACGCGGTCGCAAATGAGGAGGGTTTTGTCCCCGTCCTTGATCTTGACCCATTGGAGCTTGTTCGCGTCCGCGCTGGGAGTGTCTCCGAAGGTGTAGTTCGCCATGCTGCCGGACATCTGCGGGATGTCTCCGTAGCCGCTGTTCCCACCTGCGGAGTCGTCAGGCCGCCACGGCTTTGTGGGCCGCTTGAGAATTGCGCCGTTGTTGTAGAATCCGCCGAGCTTGACGGTTCCGAGATATTGCGCCATAAGGGATCTCTCCTTCCGTTTTGATAAAGCGGTAGGGCGCGAATATCTTCTTCGCGAGATTGTAGGAACTGGCCCACCGGGCGAACCCGATCCACGAGTTGACCGCCTGGACGACCGCCGCCCGCGTGATCTTGCCTTCCCTCATCTTCCGAACCATCGCTTTGATACGCCGCTTCTCTCGCCGTTTGGACTCGGTGCGGAGCATCATGTGGGTAGCTCGGATTTTGAAGCCGTAGGCGTTCACGCCCTGCCGCATGTAGAAAACCTTTGTCTTCTTGTTGGTGTCAAGGTGTAGCCTCACTTGGAGGAACTCCTTGATCTTTGCCAGCCACTCCCGGGCGATCTCTTTGCTCGGCGCAACGATGACGACGTCGTCCATGTACCGGGTGTAGAGCTTCGCCCCGAGGAAGCGGACACAAAATTGATCGAGCTCGTTGAGGTAGATGTTCGCGAAGTCCTGGGAGCTGACATTCCCGAGTGGGATGCCTCGCTCTCCCTCCGGCGAGCTATCAATCACTTTGCAAAGAAGCCGGTAAAACCGAAGGAGATCCCCGTACATGTCGGGGTGCTTCTTCTTGAGCTTCTTGAACCGCTTCGCAAGGATTTTCTTGAGCAGGTCGCGGTCGATGGAGTAGAAGAACTTCCGGGCGTCTATTTTAATGACGGCCACATCGTCGCCCCACTTCATGCGGGCGACCCTCATGTCGTGCTGCACCTTGAGGGCGGCGCGGATCGGGCCTCTCCCGTACTGACAAGCGAACGATCCGTCGATGAACACGGGCCGGAAGATGTTTTGCAGCTCCTCATGGATGACGAGCTGCACCACCTTGTCGCGGAGTCCAGGGATTGAGAGATCTCTCCGTTTGGGCTCCGTTATGACCGTAGAATGATACGGCCCCGGGGTGTACTTCGAGTTCTTGAGCTCTCGCCATAGGTCGACATTGTTCTTCTCTCGTAGGAGGTCATACTTGACGGCCTCCCGGGTGTACTTCCTTTGCCCGCGCGTCGCTTTCCTGTAGCCTTCCTTGAGGTTCTCGTAGTCGATTACTTTCTCATACGGAGAGGCCGGAAGTGGAGGAGGGACGACCGGGCGCTTTATATTGTGAATGGTCTTTACAAAAAAGGGGAATTTCGTCATCGTGGCATCCTTTCCTTTTCAGAAACGGCTTGGCACCTATGACGCGGGTTTTTACCCACATTGCAGACTCACCCCCAGCCTCCCAATACGAGAGGGCGGGCCGGGCGCTCGTCACTGTTTTTACGCCGTCAGAGACAAGGCGAAGGATTACCTCTCCCTTGAAGTATAACAAGGACACGCACTCGAAGCCGTAGCCGCGAATGACGTAATAACCTACAAGGCGGGGCGGAAACCGACGTTCACGTTCCGATTGCCGGACGAGTTGTTGTTCCAGTTGCGGGCCGAATTGTACCCACGGTTCGCGCGGTTCGACGCCATACAGAGATAACCCTAAGTAGGTGCGGTTTACTTTTTTATCGGTTGTTGATGAAGTGCTTTTGCAAGCCTCCAATTATGCGCCCCAGTTCGTTGAGTTTGGTTTGCAGCTCGTGGACTTTCTTCTCGGTGATGTACTTCTGCGTCCGGGCGACTCCAAACAGCACAAGGAGGAGCGTCTTCTCGGCGTCCGCCTCGTCCAGCCATTCGAGCCGCTTCTTGACGACGGTGAGGTTGTTCGCCATGACCGCCGCGCGGATCAGCCGGAAGCACGATTGCTTGATCTCTTGCGACAAACTAAACTTTTCGGCCTGGGGGAAATTCTTGAGCAAGGGGTAGACATCTCTCTCAAGAAAGATTTCAGCTTTCTTTTGAAGTATCGACGGTTCCAATGTAGCAGCACCTCGCATTTCTAACGCGAGCGACCTCCTCCTCGGTGACGTCATCCCCGAAGAACTCGAAGCCGAAGTCGGTGAGCTTTACCTTCGCGGGCTTCCCCGTGATGGAGCTGTGCCCCTCGATAACAAGGACGGACTCCCCTTCGAGGGTGAGGCCGCTCGCGGTCATAATAACGAGCTCGTCCTCCGAGAGGTCTCGGCACTTTTCGCATATCGGGCAAAGCTCACCGAAAAAATTCCCGAGTATGCAGCTTGTTTCTTTTAGGGTGCAAGCCGCCCTATACATAGAGTTTCCGCGCGACGGGGTCATAGATACCAGAGGTGATCGCGACCGAGTTCACGGAGTCAAAATTGATGAGAAAGACGTTGTTCGTCATGTTGTTGAGGGTGGCGTCTTTCAGCACTTTGATCTCTTTCTGCGCGTCGGCGATCTGGGCCTCATGGAGAATGACAGCTTCTCGGTTCTGATAGATGCCCTCGTCCATGTGGTTCATGTTCGTCTGACTGACCGGCGTTCCTTCCTGGATGACCTCGCCCGTCGCGACATCCTCGACGTGGTCAAGCCATCCGATTTTTTCATAACTGTTCACTTTCGATCTGTACCTCCGTTTCTTTTTCGATGATTGTGTACTTGAAGGCTACATAGAGGCCCTTGCTCGGCGGTTTTTCAAACTCCCGGTCAGACCGTGCGACGACGTCGCCGTCTGCGTCGACGAGCTGCACGTTCGCCACATTGCCGGAGATTGTGTCGTCGAAGTAGATGTAGATCTTCACGGACTCCGCTTCAACGATTTTTCGGAACGGCGCGACCGTCTTCGGCGCTCCGTTCAGCGTATAGGCCGCATGGTCGACCGAGTCGGCAAAGCGACGCCCGATTTTCTCAATCCCGAGTGATGTGATCGTCTTCGGCATGTTTTTCCCCTCCTTCCGTCATAAGTGTCACGCCGGAGCACCGGAGCCCCGGAGAGCAAACAGGGTAGATCTTCGCGCCGTGGTCAAATGCGGAGCCCGCCTCAATTTCGGAGGACAGGGCCTCATACATGACGAACGCGCACGGCTGATAGAATTTTTCGGAGGCCGCGATCGTTCCCACCTTGGGGAACTCTACCTCGCCGGAGTCGTGGGTGCTGACGGCCTGGACTTCGGAGCTCAACAGGTGGCCGATGCTGACAACATGAGGCCACACGCCGCAAACTATTTCCCCGCAACGGGGATACCGCGAGAACCCGGAAATCGTCTCGGAGTGGATCTCGATGACCCCGCCAGACTCGGCCCCGTAAGAGGGCTTCGAGCTGCCCTCCTTGACCTTCCGAACTTCGGCGTCGATAACTGCGAGATTGTTGACGCCGCTTTGCTTTGAGCCTTTGAGGAATACAATGAACTCGGCCCAGCGTTCGGGATCTTGATAGGAGAACGGCTCGATCGTGCTTTGCTCATACCCCAGCGACGCCAGGGCATAGAGGATGCCGCTTTTGATGCCCCCCGCTTCGGAGATTACTCCCTTCATGGAGAGGCGTGTCCGGTAGCTCTCTATATCCTCACCCTCGAGCCTTGGCATGTCTCGATCCTGTCCATGTACCGGAAGCATGACCGGGCTCGCGGTTGCGACGTTTGCCTCGTCCCGGACTCGGAAGGCGTCCTTCTTCATCCCATCAAACACACGCCCGACGACTTTGAAGAAGATAAAGAGCTGGTTCGCCGTCCGTTTGCCTCGTTTCAGCGGGGCAAAAAGCAGGTCGAACATATACTCGCCGAAGGTGTCGAAGCGCTTCATCCGCTCACTCCCTTCTGACGGTTACAGAGACGGCCCCGAGGGTGATGACCTTGTCCTTCCCCAGGACAACGTCTTCGGCGGGAGCTGTGATCTCCGCATTGGTGGCCGCGCTGTAGCTGCTGCGGATCGCGAAGTTGATGTCGGAGCGCCGGAGTTCGTTGAACCTCCGGCCCTTTCTGACCGCGAGCAGTTCCGAGAGGATCGAGGAGATCCTCTCCTTGATTTCCTCCTCCGAGGAGACGTCGGAAGTCGATACCGTGACCGCGATGTCCTGGGGAACGGTCTCGGACGACTTCACAAGAATATTATCGTATGGCCCGGCAATCTTGTCAACGGCCTCACGAACCTCGTCGAGAAGTCCTTCCGTCGCCTCTCCGGCTGTCCCTGTTACAATCACATCGACCGTCCCTTGCCCCCTCGGGTGGTCACAGTCTGCCTGTGCGAATAGGACGCCCTGGACGGCCTCCGCTGCATTGACAAAGGTGTCCTCGATCGCCCGGGCCGCAAGCTCTGACCAGGAGCGGAGAGAGCGCGTCCGAAGTCCTTCGTCGTCCTCTGTGTCGCTGCCTTCCCGGACTACCCAATCCTCGGTGTTGGAGATCCCGTCGACCCCGTTGAGGAACGTGAGGCTCCGGGTGATCTGCGCCTCCGGCACATTGTACCGAGCGCCCTCCTTTTCCGCTTCGACAAGGACGTCGACCGACCTCGCCCCTTTTTGCAGGACTGCCGCTTCAACAGCAAAGAACCGAAGCTCCTCTCCGTTGATGTCCATCTGGGTCTTGAAGATGTGGCCCTTTTCGATCTTGACGGCCTCACCCTGGGCGTCCGTTCTGGTCAGTGTGACAAGTCCTTGCGTCTTCTGGGCCTTCTTCCGTTTCTTGCCATAGTCAGCCGCTTTGAGGTCGAGCCACGCGCCGGAGGCGTGGGAGAGGAACATATTGTTCAGAATGACCCGGAGGAGCTCCGTGAACTCAATCTTGATACGGAGGACTGCCATGAGCAGCGTATAGAACACGCCGCCCGAGTGGAAGTTCGTGATTACAAAGCCCTCCTCTTTCAGCTCGGAGATCTTCTCCTCCTTGAGTGCCTCAAGCTCCGGCACCGGAAGGACTTCGTCAAGTATTGCTTTGTCGATCATATTGTTATCACCTCCACGCCGACCGCGCTCACGACGACATTGAGCTCCCGGGGCTCGTCCTCCGGCAGGAAGCGGAAGGAGCAGCGGAGCCGGAAGACATCGTCAGAGAAGCCGACGTCGATCTCTATGCTCTCGGGCGCGATCACCTCTCTCTTTTGAAGCCCCAGCCGGGCCCGCTGCGCAATCTCAAGCCGAGTGAGGTCGTCATCTTCCGACTGTATGAACTCATACAAGCCCCAGCCGAAGGCAGGGTCATAAAAGAGATCTCCCGGCTGTGTCAGGGCTTCAAGTATGATGTTCTGATAGAGACAGTCCAGGCCGGAGCAGAGAGGGGCGTCGCCGTCCGCCGCCTGGGTGAGAGCCCACTCGTCATTAAGGCGGATGTCTGTGTCGTTTAACCCGGTCATAGCTGCACCTCCCCGACGATCGCGGGGCTGTCCCCGTATGCCATAGCAACGGCCACAACGGCCCCGACCTTGTACTGCGCTTTCGACCTGACGCCGGGAAGGGCCGGGAAGCTCTCGTCCCTATTTCCCCATCGGTCTACGACGACGAGGGTGTACTCGTTCCAAAAGGCTGTTATGCGCCCCGGGAAAACTTCTCCCTTTGCCTCGTTGTATATGACCAGATTATTGAGCTCAAAGGTCTCCGCGAGCTGCGTCGCCGTGCTGACGGTGGCATAGACCACGGAGGGACTCTTTGCGTGTGGGTATTCCTGCGCGATGATCTTCCGGGCTACCGCCTGCATCATCTTCTCGAGCATGTCCCGCCCCTCCTTTCTTAGAAATAAATCTTCGTGCGGATGAATCCGTTCTCCCCGGTGGATGAGACCACCTTCGAGACCTCGAACTCCCCGCTCACTTTCGGGTGAATGACGTTGATCTTGTGGGAGTGGCGCACAAACGGGGCGGACACTGTCTCGAGCTCCCAGGCCCCGCCAGTCCTCACCAGAGAGATGATGTTCACGCCGTACTCGAACGTATAGATCTTGCTTTGCTCCGGCTTCTCCCCCCAATAGAAGACGCCGCCCGAAAAGAAAAAGGGCTGCTTCGTGTTCCATGCGGCATGCACGGCATTGATCGCCTCGATGACGCTCATCTGCCGAATGGGGAGCCGCTTTCGTTTCGGGTAGCCCTGGGACGAGAGCTTCATCTTTGAGACGCCAGCCTTCCCCAGGAAGTAGGAGATCATCTCCTGGGGCGTCGTGTCCAGGAACGTGTCGTTGATCTGTGTCTCCTCAAGGAGCAGCATCTCGTCCTTGAGCGTGACTTCGTCGGTAAAGCCGCCGCCGTTGTACGGCTTCGAGACATAGCCCGTGAACACTTCCTCGAAGATGTCATCATAGCCGAGTTCTATCGCCGCCGGGTCTTTCTTCTTGAGCGAGATCTTCGGCTGGAACTGTTCCGTGAAGCGGATCTTCGCCCAATCAAAATAAGAAGTCTTTGAGGAATAGACCTCGATCTCGACGCCCTTGTCGAAGGTATAGGGGCCAGCTCTGGCCGAGATCTGGGGGTAGAATAATTCGAGTGTTTCCATCCGGTTCCTCCTCCCTTAGTATGGCATCTGTGAGACCTTGTCGAGCGCTGCCGCCGTTCCTGCATCGTCCACCGCCGGGGACTTCCCCCGACTTGATTGTAGGTACTTCTGATAATCGGAAGTCAGGCTCGTTTGCTGCTGGGTTCCGCCGGAGCTCCCGCCGGAGCTCCTACCGGAGGAGCCTCCGCCGGACGAAGATCCCGACGAACTGCTCGTCGTTTGAATGGTGGTGGGGACATACTCCCAGAACTCAAGAGAGACGGAGATCTGTTCCTTCTTGTTCTCCGACTTGTGGGAGAGTGACTTGAACAGAACCTTGTCAACCCCGTGCGCCGCCGTGGCCTCACTAACAATGGGAATAGGCTTCGGGACTGACTGGCCGGGCGTTCGGAAGATCGCCCGAAGCGTCTCGAGCCGCTGGTACTTCGTTTGCGTTGGTGTGTCGTCGAGAATGAGTTCGATGTTTACCTTCGCGTCCTCGTAGCCCGTCGCCTGTTTGGGCTTTGTGGCGCTACCCTCGACCTCCTGCTCGTCGATTTTGGCCGACTCCTTGACCTCGATACTCTTAACAAGGCCAGGGAGGACGACCCCGTTCACCTTGACGATCTGGTCTTCGGTGTAAATCATTGTCGTCTCTCCCTCCTTGTTATGCCGGTGCCGGTTCGGCGTCTTGATCGTCTGCGGGTTCCTCGCTGCCGTTGGCCTCGGCGTAGTCCTCGACCTCCTTGAGCATCGCGAGGAGCTGCTCGAGGTCTTTGATCTTCTTGAGGTCGACCGGAATGAGCAGCTTTTGAATGATGACTTGCTTGCCGGAGCTACCCTCGCCGGAGCCTCCGCTCTCGGAGTCTTCCTTCTTGCCGCCTCCGCTTGTGAGGTCGACCTTCTGGACGGGCTCGCGTTCGAGCGTAGCCTTCGCGCCGTCGAGCCCCTTCTCGATTGCCTGGGCGGGTGCATCCTGCGCCAGCTCGAGGCCGTGGGCGTAGGTTGTCATTGTGCGTTGTCCCGAGAGGGTCAGCGTCGAGAGAGGGCCTTCTTTCGCGTCAGAGAAGGGAAGCATATTTCGGATGCGCTGCAAGCCGCCCTTTACCGCGTCGACCGCGCCCGTGAACGCCGATTTGATACCGTTCGCGAATGTGGTGACGACGCGCTTGCCCGACTCAAAGAACCACGTCACGGCTCCCGTGACCGTGTTCTTGATCGCGGTGATCCCGTTGGAGAACGCCGTCTTGACGGCTGCGAACCGTTCGGACACGCCCGAGGCTATGTTCGTCACAAAGCCGACAAACTTGTCGCGGATCGCCGAGAGCCGTCCGCCGGTGAGGTTATCCAGGAAGGAAAAGCCCGCCGTATAGATGCCCTTGACGCCCTCGACCGCTGCCGCTGCCGCGCCCCGGATGCCTCCTCCGTGCGCCTCGTATGCGGATCGCATGTTGTCGAGGTTCTGGGAGACCGTCGCTTTCGCTGCGTTCATGACGGAGCCGATGACGTTGCCGATGCCGGAGAAGATCGCCGACGCGACCTCAAGAGCTGCGCCGAGCTTCTCCTTGAAAAAGTCGATGATTGCGTTGACCGCGTTTCGGAACCACTCGCACTTGTTGTAGAGCAGCACCAGGGCCGCGATGAGGGCCACGATGCCGATCACGATCCAGGTGACGGGGTTCGCCAGGAGCGCCGCCGTAAAGCTCCACACGCTCGATATGAGCGGAGCGAGCGCTCCCTTCGCTAATAGGAACCCGGCCTTGAGGAGCTTGAACCCGGAGATTACCTTCGTGATAATCAAGCCCACGCCGGAGACGACGGCGATGACCGTGCCCGCTATGGTGAGGAAGCCGCCGATCGCCAGGACGACGAGCATGATGACCCGGACGAGTTCCTGGTTCTCCTCGACCCACGAGCCGACCTTTGTGAGCACCTGCTCGCCGGTTGACATGAGATCGTTGATTGTCGGGAGTAAGCTATTCCCGATCGACTCCTTCACGTTCTGGATGCGCTGCGTGAGCCGTTCAAACCGCTCGGGCTCCGTTTCATTGATTGCGTTCGCCATCTCCGTGGCGACGCCGGTGCCGGAGCCGAGGGCGTCGTACATGGTGAGGATGTTCCCTTGCAGGTCTCCGCACTTGTTGTAGAGCAGGTCGATGAGGTCGACGGCCTCGTCCGTTCCGAAGGCTTCGGCGATCTCCTGCTTCTCCATCGCGTCGATGGTCTCGCCGTATTTGCCCCGGAGCTGGTCGAGGATCTCCGGCATGCTCTTTAGTTGGTTGTTGGCGTCCAGGAATGACAAGCCCAGGGCGTCGCCGCCCTTTGCCGCCGCTCCAATAAACGCCGCGTACTTCGTGCCCGCCTCCGAGCCGCTCATGGTGCCTTGCAGCATGCCGAGGATGGTGAGCTGCTCCTCGAGGGGGACATTCGCGTTTGTTGCCGACGCGCCCAGGCTCTCGATGCTCGAGGCCATTTCCGAGCCCGTCGTCTTGAACTGCTGCACCGACTTCGCGATACCCGCCGAGAACATCTCGCCGAACTCGATGTCGCTCATGTCGTCGTAGTAGTTCTTATAGATGCCGTAGCCCGTGGCGAACAATGACGTCATCTCGCCGACCGTCGACTTCGTGGCCTTTGCCGTTAGGCCCGCGAGGCTGGTGAACTCCGCGACGCCCTCGTCCGAGAGCGTCGCGATGCCGCTCTTGATGTCGTAGGCTGCCGCAATGAAGTCGGCCTTCGTCGTTCCGGCCCATTGGTCGGAGAACTGCCGGGCGGCATCTTCCACGACGCCGAGATCCTTCACGCCCAGGGAGGCCAGCTCGCCGATCGCTCTCCGGGTTTCAAATGTAGCCTCGACCGGGGACAGCACCGCCCCCGTGATCTGTGAGCCGACCTCCTGCATGACGGCCCCCGTCTTCGCCATATTGCCGAGCGCTGCATTTGCCTTTTGCAGCTTTGAGACGGTTCCGTTGACGCTTGATGTGACTCCGGCCATAGGCCCGGTGAGGTTGTCGATCATGTTCATTATGAGGGACAGCCGGAACACGGACTCTAAGCTCATGCTTTGCCTTTCACCTCCTAACAAAACAATGGAGGCGACCTTGTGCTCTTAAAAGAGGCGACCGACGCCGCCCGGCTAATCTGACGCGAACACGTCCGCGATCGCCTGGGCGACGATCCTCTCCTCGAGCTCCTGGACGTACCTCGCTTTCGCGACGTACCGAAGAAACTCGTCGAGGCCGATCTCCTCAATGTCGAAGTCCTCTAAAAGAGCCGGAGGGAGGAAGCGGTAGATTTCCAGGAGACCGGACTCCACCACGTTTCCCCTCACCTCCGAGAGCTGCTCTTTTAGAGCATCTTCAAATTTGTCTGTTTGGAGAGGCCCAGCATCCCGAGCAGCTTCTCACCGATGGAGAGCGCCAGGGCCGGGAACTCCTCAAGGTTCGCCTCGAGAGACGCCCGGCTCTCCTCGACCACATTGTCAAAGAGGAACACCTTGAGCGCCTTCGTCGCGCCCTGGGCGGTGGTCTTAACGTATCTGTCATAGCTCGCCGTGGAGGGGCGCTTGAAGAAGAACTCGACATTCTTCTCGGTCTCGTCATCGACCTCGATCGTCGCGCCGACGCGGTAGACCTTGCCGTATTTCTCCTTGAGCTCCTCCGCCTGGGACTTCTGCGCGGTGTCTTTCTTGATTTCTTCCATGGTTTCGTGTCCTCCTATTCTCGATTATCTTGAGATGGTTCTTACTTCGTGGGCTCGACGCCGTCCTCCACAATGCCGCCGACGATCATGAGGTCGATGTCGACGGTGAGGGACTTGTCGCCCTGCGCTGCCTTGTGGCTGCGCTTGATCGGGACGACCTTCTTCAGCTCGTCGATGCGGGTGCGCTCGCCTTCGTTGGCGTAGGAGACGACCACGGAAGGCCACTCGAGACCATAGAAGGGGACGCCCTTCGCCTTGCAATAGGCAAGGACGTCGTCGTAGTCATCCCGAAGCATGGACATTTTTCCGGACGCTTTATAGTTGCCCTTGCCATAGCCCCGGGGGCGGTTGCCCTTGCCGTAGCTTTCTTCCATGTCCTGCTCGTCGTCGTAGCTGATTTCCTGCACGACCAGGACGAGGCCCGGGATCTTGACGTCAACGTCGCCCCAGCTGTAGGTCTGACCGTTTACTTTAAGGGACATAGCTCTTTAACCTCCTTCCCTTATTCGCTGGGCTGTGCCCTGCCGAGGTCGACCTCGACCTCGCGGATATAGCCCCGGGAGACATAGCGGATCTTGACCCGCATAGTCTCGTCCTCGAGGATGGTCTCCGCCTGTCCCTCCGGGACGGTGATTTCGGCGGAACTGATCTCCTTCGCGTCGATCATCCGCTGCAAGGGGACGAACATGAACTTCGCCCGGGTCTCAAGCTCGCCCTGCACGTCCTCGAGGTCGATGTCATCGTTCAGCAGGAGGAGCCCTTCCTTCCGGGTCTCCCGGATGATCTTGTTCTTGACGCGGACGTCCTCGGCGTAGCGGAAGTCGCTCCCGTCCGGGCTCATCATCTTCGTATGGTAGACATAGAAGTCGTCGAGCCCGTCGTATTCCCGGAACGTCAGATAGCCCGCGAGATCCAGGAGCTCGATGATGGAGTTGTCCATCTCGGCGGGGAGCAGCTCGAGGAGCTTCGTCTTCGGGATGCCGAAGCCCGCCTCCGTCCTGGTCTTGCCGATGGATTCTTGCACCGCTGCCTTTGCGTAGAGGCCGCATACAAGGCCCGCGAGGTTGGTGATCTGGGTCGAGCCGTCCAGCTTCACCAGACGGCCCCAGGCGGTGACGACCTGGATGTCGTAGTTCTTGACCTTCTTCCGCTTGGTCTCCATCTCGAGGGCCCAGTCAGTGAGATCCCCGCCGCCCATCATACCGGGCTCGCCCTCCTCGTCTCCGGCGGTGGGATACTTGGCCTCGAATACGACGAACACAGGCTTGTGGTAGACATCGCGGAGCTCGATTTGCGCCTCGCTCACCGCCTGCCAGAGGTCGAGGTCGCTCTCGCCGACGACATGGATGAACTCATACTCCTCGGCGAACTTCTGGAGCTTCGTGAACGCCGCCAGGACGTCGCCGTTCGTCATAGTGGGGGCGGTGGTGGTGAAGCTGTAGGAGTCGTTCACAAGGAACGAGCTCGGCTTCTGGTCTTCCTCGGTCGCCTCGGTGAACTTGAGCTTGAGGCCGGTTCCGGTGATCTCATACTCACCATTGACAGGGACGGTGATCTCGTCCGTGAAGGTCTTCCCCCCGTCGATAGAGTACACAAAGGCGGCGGTGTTGAGCTGTCCTTGCGCGGTGAACTTAACCACCACGGAGAAGGCGTTCGTCGGAGAGCCGTCGACGGTGACGGAGCCGCCGCCGTCGCCGGTCTTAGAAACGATTCCCAGCTCGCCCGCCGTAGTAGCGGAGACCGGGAGACAGTAGATCCGGGACGCGCCGAACTGCACGGAGTCCATGACGGCGTCAGCCAGAGGAGACAGGCCGAGGCGATCCTTGATTTTGGTCGCGTCCATGTCTCCGGTGATGATGATCGGGGTGTCCGACACAATGGGGGAGACGCCGATCTTGAGGCTCTTACCGTCTCCCGTCGCGGTGGCGAAGCCGAGAAGGCCGTCCGTTACGGTATGCTTAACATCTCGAAGCATTACTTCTTGACCTCCTTCTTCCCGGAGCCGCCCCTCATAGGAGCGTTCTCAAATTTCTTGACCGCCTCGAGGAACTCCTCCTCGGTGACGGCTTTGCCGGGCTTCCAGCCCTGGGCGCTGCATACGCCCGCAAACACGGCCCGCCCGACTTTGTGCTTGCTGCGAAGCTCCCCGACGTCATAGAGCGCCGGGGCCTTCTTGTTCTGTTCCCCCGTTGCGGTGGGGGTCGATGCCGCTTTAGTTGCCATCTGCAATCTCCTTTCCGTCGTTCTTTGCTATGGACTCGACCTCGACGTCCGTGACCTTTGCGAAGTTCGTGTCCCTATAGAGCCCGCCGTCAAACCGTATCCGAATTTGAACGGCGACTTGTGCTTTGAGAATAGAGTCGTCCTTGTCGACCCAATCGGCCCCCTCGACCTCGATCGGAACATAATCGCCGTTGACGTATATGCCCCGATCGAGGCTCGAGAGGAACGCCCCGAACATACTCTCGACGGCCTCGTCGGTGTAGTCTCCGATTATCACAGTGAAGGTGAGAGCCCGGTCGAAGACCTTTCTCCTCTTTTTCTGCGCTCCCTCTTGGTCTCTATATCGTGTTTTGGAGCCGTTTCGGAGAAGGGTCTCCGACTCGAACAGCACCGCGCCGATGTGACTCTCTTGACTCTTTTCGAGACCCTTTTGAGTTGTGTACGGTTTAGACTTTAGGCCCGCCGCCTTGAGCTTTTCGAGGAGGTATTCCTTGCTTTGTTTGTAGAGCATTTAGTCATCCCTCCCGATGAACTCTTCGGTCGTCGCCTTGATCTCCTGCATGTCCTCGTCCGATAGGCCGAGAAACGGGCGGGCGGGGATGTTGACTTTGACCTGCTTCTTGCTGACCCACTGGCCGCCCACCTGGAAGCGGAGGTTCTTCGCCTTCCGGGCCCGGATGGTGCGCCCCTGGTCTCCGAATTGGTGTGTCGCTGCGTGCTTTGCGTTCGTGCCGACCGCGAACCCCGAAGCGTCCGCCGTCACTTGGATCGAGTTGCGGAGCTGCGAGGAGTCGATGAGGGTCTTTCCCCCGGTGGTCGCCGCCCGGATGGAGGTCTTCCACCTCCTGCCGTCCGGCGCTCGCCCCTCCTTAAAGCGCTCAAGGGTGGACTCTCGGACGCCTTCGCCGAGGGCCATGTTGAGGCTCCTCCGGTCTATTTCCGAGTATCGCCGCATTTTTCGGAGGAGTGCGGCGGTCTCTCCTTCAAGGCGGATACTATACACGAACTACATCCCCCTCATCTTCGCCCGCGTGAATAGGCGGGAGTTGGACTTTGCCGAAAACCCGGTAGCCGCCGCGCTCGCCGGGTCTTCGGTCTCGGTGCCGATCGAGACCTTACCCTCTGCGACGAGGGTGAGGAACTTGATCGCCGCGTTGTATCGGTTGAGATAGGTCTTTTGGTCGGTGCTCTCGTCGATGCCGATACGGGAAAACAGGTTATAGACCGCGATGTCCTTCGAGAACTTGTTCAGAACCCGAGGAGCCGGGGAGATCGGGACGGTGTACCTCTTGGCGAGATAGCCGTCAATCTCCGCGTCGGCGTCCGCGATTGCCGCTTCGATGAGCGGCGTGACGAGCTCCTCACGCTCGGTGGGGTCTTCGATGAAGGTGTCGCCGATGATCGCGTTGAGGGCGTCGTCCTTGAGCATCTCCCGGACTTCTTCCTTTGTGCTATAGCTCACGGCGCTCCCTCCTTGCTCTTGCTGCCTCGGTTTTACTCGGCGGTGCCGTCGCCGCCGTATGCCATCTGCCAGAAGCCGAAACCAGCGTTGCCGCGAGAGTCCACGCCGTAGAGGAAGGTCTTCTTCATGAAGACATTGTCGTCGGTCTCTGCGGTCTTGGAGACGAACTTCGCCTTCTTGCGCTGCTGCCAGATGAGGGGACGAATGGGCCGGGTGGTGCAAAGCAGATACCACGCGGAGTCATGCCCGGCGAGCTGGGGGACGACGAGGGGCTTCGCGGTGCCCTGCATGGTGTTCTTGGTGCCGTTGATGTAGTCGGCGACCAGGATGTCCCGAGCGGTAGCTTCCAGGGCAGGAGGAACGACGAGCAGGTTCGGGATGAGGTTCAGCGCCCGGTTCTTGGAGTTGGTCAGGCTCATCATGGAGGCGCGAGCCGCGATGTAGGACTCCATAGAGAGCTTGGCGGTGGTCTTGTTGGAGAAGGTCTTCTTGCCGACCTTGTGGGCGTCAGAGAAAAAGGGCTGTCCGTCGTAGCACTTTTCCGAGAAGCCGCCCGCCAGCAGGGCAAAGACGAGCTCGTCGGGGTTGGCCGCTGCGGACTGGCCGAGCATCTGAATAGACGGGTTGTAGAGGCCGATCTTGTCATCCTCGACATCGTTCCGGCTGACGCCGACGGTGAGCTCGAAGTCCTTGTTCTTGATGGTGTAGTCGCTCGCGGTGAGGTTCTGGATCTCGCGGTCTCCGATCCACTCCCTCATGCCCGGGATGTCGCCGAGCCATGCGTAGGTTTCCGAGCCCGTGGTGGACGGAGTAACGGTCGCGACCTCGGTGTAGAGCGGGGTCACTTCCTCAAACGCCTTGTTGAACAAGGTATTGAAGCCGACGTAAATCCCTCTAAGGGACTGCTGATTGACAATCATGTTCTGTTTCCTCCTTGTCAGTATGAATTAAGCGCCAGCCGTGGCCGGGGTGTAGCCGAAGCCCATCTCGACGGCGACGCCTTCGTCGTCAACGCGAATGACGAGACCGGCGACCGAGGCGCTCGTCGCGGTCTTCGTGACGGTCTGGTCGTCCTCGATGTAGCACGGGCCCAGGACTTCGGCGGCGGTGATCTTGCCGCTGGTGGAGTTCTCGAAGATGAAGACGCCGCGAGCGACGCGGATGACGGCCTCGCCGTCGCCCCCCTTGTTCTCCACGGTCTCCTCGGCCCGGCCCGCTGCCTTGAGTCCGGTCGCCTTTTTGCCGGGGATCGCGTAGCCGTTGGCGTCAATCGCCACGATGGAGCCCTGATAGATGGTGGTCGCGCCCTTGACCGGGAGGGCGATGTACTTCCCGCCGAGCTCGGACGTGTCTCTCACATTGGTCAATGCTGCCATGGTCTTACTCCTCCTTCATTCCGTATTTCTTGACGTCGTCGGCGCTGATGCCGAGCTGCTTACAGACGAGCATCGTCGCCTCGTCGGGCTCGTCGCCCTTGAGAGCCAGCGCGTCGCCCCCGGCGATCTCGGACATGGGGACGACCTGGGGAGCTTTCTCAAGGAACGCCTTGAAGCCGTCGGGGCTCTTGAGGGCGTACTCCTTGGCCCACGCTCTCTGTGCCGGGGTGATCTTGCCGCCCTTGAGGGCCAGTTCCACGGCCTCCTCGGCATCGCGGTCGGCGAGCTTCTCCTCGAGGGCCTTGACGCGGCCATCGACGCCGCCCTTGAGGGCCATGATAGAGGCGGCAACGTCAGCAGTCGAGGCCCCGGCCTTGAGGCCCAGGAGCTCACAGACGGCCTTGTTCGCGATGATGCCGTCGTCCTGTCCGGGCTTGCCGTCCTCGCCGGGCTTCTTGCCGGGGGCCTTTCCGCCCTCCGCCGCCTCCTTGAGCGCCTTGTTCTCCTCGACGCAAGCCGAGAGCGCCGTGAGGATCTGCTCCTCGTCCGCGTCTTCGCCCAGGCCGAGCGCTGCCGCGAGCTTCTTGATGAGTTCGTTCATGTTGGTTTCTCCTCCTTGAAATGTGGATGAATTGACAATCGGGGTCATGCCCGCGATCGCTGGGGTGTTGGTGAGGGCGAGGGAGTGGAGGCCCGTCGCCTTGTTGTCCGACTTGCGGACGGTGATGACCGGGGAGAGGTAGCGGTATTCCTTGTTCTCAAGGTACTGCTTCGCGGGAATTGTCCACTCAACCCGGGCCTTGATGTGCCCGTCTTCGGCAAACAGTTCCTTGACCCACCCGGCGGCGGGAGCTCGTTCTCCCGTGAGTGTCTGGTGCTCATAGTCGACAACGAGGTCGACGCCTCGCTGCGCGATCTGTTCTTTCATCGCCGCGAGGCTCTCCTCGTCGACGTCGAACTCTCCCTTCTGACTCACGACATGACCGAAGGGCAGGACGGAGATGACCTCCGGCGCTCCTCCGACATCCACTTCGCCCCCTTTGAGGGTGAGAAAGTCGTTCATTTTCTGGTGTCTCCTTTGGTGTGGTGCTCACAATCGTCTATAACGCCGTTATCTCGCGTTATAACGGTGCCTTCCCGGTATGCCCCGGGAATTTCACCCCCGTCACGTTTGGCCCTTCCTCGGGCCTCTACGGGGCTATAAAGAGGGGTTCTCTTTTTCTCGCTTTTGGTACGCCTTCACGAGCGCCTCGGGGTAGTCCTTGAGATCCGGCGTGAAGCGTACCTTCGCGGGGTTGGTGGAGAAGTGCGGGTCGGGCATGACCCCGCCCGGCGCTGATTGCTCCACTTTGAGCCCCCGGGCTTCGACCTGCCGCTTTGATAGGGTCTTGACGGTGCAGCGGCACCGGAACCCGTTCGGAGGGAACCAGGAGTCCCACACGGCGCTGTTCGCCGGGAATACCCTGCCGTCCATCGCGAGGTGGCTCGGGCGGGTGTGGGCGTCGTTGACGGCATCGTACTGCCAATAGGGGCGGAGCTTCATGACTCCCGGGTCTGTCATCTGCTCATAGTGGCCCACGTTGTAGGCCGTTTGGATGTTGGTGCGGAAGATGAGGTCGGCTTGCAGCGGGTCGAGCCCCTCATACCCTTCGGAGGTGAGGAACTCATTCATCCGGGAGCGGAACTCCGAGAGGGTGTTCCCGTCTTCCAGGGCTGCGAGGATCTCATCGTAGAACCGCTTGAGGATCTGGGCCTTCGTGTAGCCGCCGACAGTGAAGGCAAGCCCCTGGTATTTCTCCGCGATGCGGTAGAACACGGAGGCGGACACGGGGACGCGCTCCTTGAAATACTTGACGGCCTCCTCGAAGGTCATGTCCTTCCGGTTGAATACGGCCTCAATCTCGTCCATCTTCGAGCGACCTCCCCTCGAGGTCTGCGTAGAGCATGACCTTTTGAAGCAGCTCCTCCACGTCGGAGATGTCCATCTCGCCGAATAGGGAGGCGACGGCCTTCTCGTCTTCCATCATGTCGCGGAGCTCCTCAAGGCTCTCGGCTTTCTCAATAATCTTGAGAACGGGGCCGAACGCCTTCTTGAACGCTCCGGCGCTTTTTTTGGTGGCCGCTGCCGCAAGTTGGTCGATGCGTTCCTGCGTCCCGTGGCCCGCTGCGCCCCCGGCCTTGAGCGCGATCGGCGTCTCCGGCGCGGTTGCTTTGAAGGAGAAGGGGCCGATCCCTGCGCCCTGTGTCTGGGTTGCTGGTGTGGCGATCTCCTCGTCTCCCTCCGGTTTTGGGATGGAGAACTTCTTGTAGATGTAGGAGGTCGGAACCTTGAGACCGGCCTCCCGGATGAGTGTCCCGATCACGGTCGCCGTCTGGGTGAGGTCTTCCGACTCCTCGGCGTCGAACCGTAGATAGGGGATGCGCTTGTCCTCCCCGAAGTTGTAGAGCACCAGGGGGCGGATGAGGTCGCGCCGGAGCGTGGCCGCGAGGGCCTTGCAGTCTGCGACGGTGAGGTCGTGTCTGACGTCGTTGTGCGTCTTGCTTTGCGCGTAGCTGCCGCCCCCGGAGTCCGAGGTCAAGGTCTGGCCGAGGATCGCCTTCGAGACCTGCTCGTCACAATAACGGGCGAGCCGTTCATAGAGGTCGGTCGAGCTGGTCTTTTCGGTGTTCACGAACTCGATCGTCGTGCCATCCGGGAATATGCCCGCCGCGTCGGCTCCGATAGCGACAAGCGCTTGCATGAGCGCCCGCTTGTCCTCCTCGCTTGCGCCCGGCTGATACTTGCCCAGCCGGAGCGGCATCCCGAACACTTCACAGAACGCGACCCAGTCCTTGAGGGTGTAGTTCTTGAATAGGTACATCCAGGAGACCACGCGAAGAACGCCAGCTCGCGAAGGGTGGCCGCTGCGGGCTTTGTACTTGTGTACTATGAACTTGTTCTTAGGAAGAAGGATTCCCTCCGGCGCGTCCTGCGTCCGAACCTTGAAGGAGTCGTCGACAGTGTCCCAGAAGAACCGCTTTTGATGCCGCGAGCGGATGTCTCCGACAACGACGTGCCCTTCGTCATAGCTCCACATGATTTCAGAGACCGCGAAGCCCTTGCCGATTGCGTCCAGGAGGTCGAGCATGACATCCTCAAACCCCTCGATCCCGCCGATCTGTGCTTCTACGAACTCGGCGATCTCCTTGTCTCTCGGGTCGTCCGAGTCGAACGGGATGACCTCGTAGTCGAGGCCCGTGACCGCGTTCTTTCTCGTTTGGAGCTGGGAAAAGAGGTGCGGGTCTTTCTCCTCCATCTCCTCAAAAAGCTCGGCTTGCCGGAGCACATCTCCCGCGTCGGCCTCCTTGAAGATCTCCGCCAGGCGGACGGGAGTGAGCCCGTCCGAGGGGTACTCGCTGTACTTGTCCGTCACCTGGGAGACCGCGACCTCTCGCGTCTCCGGCCTCGGTGTCTGCGTAGACCTCAAGAGCCGCCGCCACGGGAACCACTTATTTTTGCTTTGGTCGGCCAAACCGTCCCACCTCCTTTTAGTAGGCCCCGCGCCGGAACTTGATCGCACGGCCTAAAACTGATTTGTAATCCGGTCGACGCCCGACCTTGACCGAAAGAGCCAGGGAGACGGCCATTTGCAGGGCGTCGGGGGCGTCGTCATTCTTCCCCATAGGGTACTTGAGCATCTGGTCGAGGAGTGCCTTGTGCCGCTTCGAGAACTTGAGGTAGCCGTTCTTGACGAAGGGCTGCAAGGACTGGATGCGGGCGTCCTTGTTCTGGACGCTGTTGATCTCCTCGATAGGAAGGTACTCGCCGATCTCGGCGGACTTCTGCCGCATGATCTCGGCAAAATAATATTGGAACTGAACCGTCTCGACGCCGAACTTGTAGAGGGGCTTCTTGTATTCACGCTTGAGCCGACGAGACGCCTCGATCGCGTCCTCAATAATCTTGTCCGGCTTCCGTTTGGCGATGTCAGCGATGACGACGTACATGTAGCCCGTCGAGGTGTCCTTCGCTATGCCGATGATCGCCGAGGTGTCGCTCTTTCGGTTCTTTCCGAGGGAGGGGTCATTCGCCGCCACAAAGAGGAACTTCGAGTCGGAGAAGTCCGGGGGGAGCTGCCCGTCGTCGTAGAAGTCGAACCACTCCTCGGCAAACGCGCAATTCTCCGGGTCTATGGGTTCGTTCTGGATCTCCGACGAGAAGCTCGCCTCGCCCTCGGATACCCTCATAACCATGAGGGCATAGTAGGGGAGCTTTTCTTCCCAGAGGACGGCGGTGCCTTCCAGCATCTCGGCCTCGTTGGCCTTGAAGAAGTCCTCGGCGTCCTCCTTGTGCTTCGGGTTTTCGAGATCGGTGAATATCCGCTCCCAGGCGTCCCACAAGGCCGTGTTCGTTGCGAACGAGATGACGCCCTTGTAGCGGACGGCCTCATACTCGGGGTTCTTGGCGACATTGGCGAGGAGGGCGTCATAGTGGAGCAGCGTCCCGATGTAGACGATGTCCGTGTAGGTGTCGCCCGCTTTCGAGACCGCCTTGTAGAACCAGTCCCGGAGCTTCTTCCGCTGCTCCGGGGTGTTGACGTTCTCGTCGTTCTCGAGATCGTCGCAAAGAATGAGGTCGGGCCTCCATTGTTTGTGCCGTCTGCCTCGGATCTTCTTCCCAGCGCCCAGGGCCTCGATCTTTACCCCGTTCGATAGGAGGATGACCGACGCCTTCCAGACGCGCCCCTCAAGCTCTCCGAAGTCTTCGCGGAGCGCTGCGTTCTCCTCGAGCTCGGTCTTGATGTCGGAGAGGAAGCCCTCCGCCTGTTCCGAGCTGTCCGAGAGGATGATCTCGTAGTGCTTGTAGGCGTACACCGCCGAGTGTATGGAGTCCTTGAAGGTGAAGTTCGTCGACTTGGCATGTCCACGCGGGGCCTCGACTGCCCTCCGGCATCCGTTGGCCCGGCTGATTTGCTTCGCGTCTGTGCTGGGGTTCATACCCTTCATAACGCCCTCCCGGAAGATCCGGTCGAGTTCCTCATGGAAGGGAGGCGAGGGTCTGACGAAGTAGTGCGGGAGGTAGGCCCGGCCAAAATAGCCCAGGTCGAACGCTCCGAGCTTCCGGCGTAGACCCTGGGGGCCCGTGAGGTCGGCCCCGTCCTGGTACTCCTTGAGGAGCTGCGCCCGGAGCTCGGGGAAGTTGTCCCCCTTCTGGACGTACTGCTCAAACAGTTCCTTTTGATATTCGCGGCTCGCGACGGCCTCCCGGTCTTCCGGTTCCTCGAGTCTTTCAAGGTATTCCTTGAGGTCAATCTTCGCCATCGTCGAGCACCTTCTCCCTCGCCCTCGAGAGGACGTCATGCAGCTCCCCGGCGAGTTCCGGGTGCTGCTTGATTGCTGCCATGAGCTCGGCCTCGAGCTGGTCGAAGGCAAGCTCGGCTTTCTTCTTCATGTCCTGCCGGACGCGCTTCTCATAGGTTGCGTTCCGGGCGAGGCTCGCGATGAGACGCCCCGCCTTGTCGAGAGGCATCTCGGCGAAGTCGTCCTCCGCCGTGCTGACTCGCTGCATGAGGCCGTCCATGAGAACCATCGAAGCGGCCTTCGTGTAGTCGAGGTCGGGGTGGGCCTCGACGGCCTGGGCGATCGCTTGCGTCCGCTGCAATGTCTCGGCGACGCGCTGCGCCGCCTGGGTGCTGCGGATCGCATAGCGCCCGATCGCCGACTTGCTGATCTCATAGCCCTCCGCCTTGAGCCACGCGGAGAGGTCTTCGTAGGTGTTGGCCGTGTCCGCGAGCCGAACGTCGAGCTCCGTCTTGATGTCGTCCGGGAGCTTGTCGATCGTCGAGCTGATCCGCGTCCTCCGGCGTTCGCCCTTAGACATCTACGCCGGGGTCTTCCCTCGTGCCTTCCACGAGGTCGACGCCCGCCTTCGTGAGCTGGATGACGGCGTCCCGGCGGTATGCGTTGTAGGCCGTCGCCCTCTTGTCCGTGAACTCGATGTAGCCGCCGTCCTCCAAATAGGAGAGCTGCTTCGAGATGTCCGGGACGGTGATGAGGTTGTCGGCGAGGAGCGCGTTCGTCACCTGCCGCACGAGCAGCGAGTTCTGGTTGCCTTTCGCCAGGGCCCGGACGATGTAGCCCCGGATCGCCTTGTTCTGCCGGATCTCCTGCTCCGTCATGTCGTCAAAAAAAGCCATGGTCTTTTATCCCTCCTTTGCCGGGCTCCTGTATAGGAGCTTGTCGAGCTTCTGGTCGATGTTGTTCGAGACCCGGATGAAGTCCTCCCGGGTCGTGTAGATGAGGGGGAGGTCGGCTTTGAGGTCGCCGAGCTCTCCTCGAACGGCGGCGATGTCTTCGGCGTTCTTCTTGTCTGCCGCCTCGAGCTTCGTGATCGCCGACTTCATCTCGCCGATCGCGTTCTTGACTCCCCAGGAGGCGACGCCGATGATCGCCGTGATGACCGTCTGAAAGACGAACATCGCAATCGTTGCTCCGTCCATGCGTCCCCCTCCTTACCGCTGGGAGACCCCGTCCTCCGCGCCGTCGATGGTGACGCCGTCAAGCAGCTCCCCGGACAGGGTGAGATAGGGGTCTTCGTTCTTGATGTGGAGGACGGCGTCCTCAATGACGGCGGTGAGGTACTTGTCGAAGCTGCCCAGGTTGTCGGTGATGACCTGCTGCGCCTCGGGCGTGATCGCCGCCTTCACCTCGTCAAAGACCTGCTTGCCCAGGGCGAGCAGCTCCTCGCGGCTTGCCGTTCCGTTCTTGACCGCGTCGCGGAGCGCCTTCGCGGTGGTCTGCTCCATCGCGCCGACGGAGACCGTCGCAAGGTTGACCACGTCGTCAAGGGCGTCCTCGAGCACCTTCCGGCCCGCCTCGTCCTTGATCTGCGCTGTCTGCTCCTTGAGCTTGGCCGCGCCCAGCCGGATATAGTAGACTCCGTAGGCCCCGGCGAGGGCGATGACTGCGAGGACGACGTTGACGAGAGCGTCGCTCGCTGCGCTGGTGATGAGTTCCATGTTCATGTGTGTTTTGCCTCCTTCTCAAAGCATAAAAAATAGGACTACAAGCGTAGCTTGTAGTCCTATTTTAGGGTTGTTTTGTGGAATTTGATATACGAAGCGCTTCTAAGAGTTGCAAGGCCCCTCGTCCTCGTATTCGTCCCCGGGGCCTTCCAGGTAGTCGAAGATCCCGATCTGCCCTTCCGCTTGTCCGGGGCCGCAAATGCGCCGAACCCATCTCTCGGTGACGCCGTACTTCCGGGCGAGTTCCTGGTGGTTGTAGCCGGTGAACTCTTTCTTGATGCGGGCGTCGCGGACGGGGCGGGTGAGGCTCTCGGGCTTCGGGATATAGATCGTAGTGCCTCCGACGATCTCGGCCAGCTTGTAGAAGTTATCCGTCCCGATCGCCTCGGCGATCATCCGATAGAGACCCTCGGAAATCATGTCCAGGGTCAAGTCCTTTACGAGCTCATCCATGTCCTGCGCCCTCCTTTCCGGTTACAGTCTGCCGATGATTGCCAGGATCTCGCCGACCATGATCGGCTGATCGAAGCGAGCCTTCCACACGTCGGGGGAGTTGATGATCCCGCGTTGCACCAGGATCTCGAAGCCCTCCTTCTGCCAATCGGGCGTTCCCTCCGGGTAGCCGTCGTTCTCGGGCTCTGCGGGTGCTTGCGGGGTTTCCTGGGCCATGATCTGACCGAGCAGCTTCACGATGTTCGCGCCGTATCCCGCGCCAGGAACAGCCCACCCGCGCCCCTGGGGGTTGTCCGCCGCGCCCAGCCATTCCACATAGGGCGCGACGCCACGGGCGACCAGGGAGAAGCGAGGATCGACGCACTCGTTCACCAGGGCCTCGGTGGAGGCATACGCCTTGAGGTGCTGGATCTGCGCCCGGACGCCGGTGCGCGGGTCGGGGAAGCTCGCCGCCTGTCCGGTGGCGTTTCCGTTGAGGGCTCCGATCCCGGCGTAGTTGTTTTGAGTCGGGAGGACAATCCCGCCGAACTTAAAATAGCCGGTTTCGTGGAGGCTCTGCGCGAAGGCCACGTCGCCCCGGACGCCCTCGGCCTCGCCCTCCTCGATGAACATCTCCGCGAGCTGTTCAAGAGAGCAGCTCGTGAGCTGCGGGGTGGAGTTCTTGCTCCGACAAAATAGTGCCATCTGCTGGGCCGTGGCCTGGGCCTTGCCCATGATCGCCGTCTTCTCGGTTTCGGTGGAGCTCTCCATCCCGAAGAACTCCGCCAGGATGTCGGCCTCTGCGACGGCCAGCTTGTCCAGGTTGGCGTCCTTGGAGAGCCACTTCGTCGCCTTCGTGTTCGTGTGGAAGCTGTGCTCGATGAGCATGTAGTAGGGCGTCCCGACCGCCCGAGCGCCACGGAGGACGCCGTAGTATTCGCCGCCGGAGCTGTTCTTCCGGGTGGCCGTCCGCCCGGCCTGGGTAGTTCCCATAAGCTCGCCGACCTTCTTCGCCAGCTTGAGGGCCAGGGTGTCGACGTTGTTCTTGTTGTCGTAGGCCCGGTAGACGACGGGGTAGTCGACGCTCTCCGTGCCGCAAGCGTTGGAGTGGAGAGAAATGAAGACGTCGCACCCCTTCGAGGCCGTTCCGCGTTCGTAGACGCCGAGGTCGGTGTCGATGCTCGCCCGCGTGGTGACGACCTGGAAGCCCCGGGCCTCGAGCTGGGCCTTGAGCTTGAGATGCAGCGCCCAAACCATCGCGCTTTCGTAGTAGGTCTTCACGACGGGGCTCTGGTTGTATTTGCTGCCGACATGTCCGGCGTCGAGACAAATCTTCTTACTCATGATCCTCACCTTCCTCCTCGTCGGCGTGGAAGATGGGCTCCCCGTCCACTTCGTTGATCTCCGGCTCCTGCGCCGGTCTGGTGTTGATGTTGTCGTTCATGGTGTGTTGTTTACCTCCTTATAGTTTCCAAACAGGGAGAAAGACTTCGTCGGCGATCTCCCCGATTGTGTATTGTTTTCGGCCCTCCGCTTCCAGACGCCGGAAGAACTTGTCGAGCTCGATCGCGATCTTGAGGGCCTTGAAGACGCCGATCTGCTCCGGGGTGATCTTCGGCACTTCCGGGCCCGCCATAAACTCGACGGCCCGAAGAAGGCGAACCTCCGCGAGAATGGGGTCTCTCTTGAGGAACTCCTCCCACTCGGCCCAGGTTTCCCGGGCGAACTTCTTCCGGTTGAGGCGCGGCTTGTCCGGCGGGAGGACTCCTTCCGCTTGGAGCTCCTTCTTCATCTTCGCCCTCTCGGCCTTCTCGCGCTGCGTGAGGCGTTTCTTCTTCTTCGGCATACCGTCCCCCCTTAACACGCAAGCGGCCCGCCTGGGGGCTGCTGCGCGGCCTTCTGCTGCTCTATGAGGGCCCGCGTGAACTCCGCCGTCTCCACCTGCTGCCGGAGATGCACGGCGGAGGCGAGCACCTGGGCCGTCGAGGTGAGCTCGGAGGTCGTGAGCTTGAGCAGCTCCTCCCGGTCTTCCTTGCTGGTGTGCTCTCCCAGGAAGTGCCGGGAGCGGACGATCTCGTTCACCGCCAGGGCGGCGGCGAGCCTCTCGACAAGCCCCATCGCCCCAGCCTTCCGACCGCTCACTCTCTCGCCTCCGGCCAGCCGTCCGGCCCGAGCGGGCCGTAGCCCAGCCGCTCCCGGTAAAAGTTCGCCGCCCGGATGACCTGGGCGAAGGCTGCGTCGCTCGCCAGCTTCTCAACAAACCGGGCCAGCAGCTCGCCGGAGAGCCCGAGCCCGGTCGCCCGGGTGATCCTCTCGACGGCGTCCGTGTCGATCTCCGTGAGGCGACGGGCCACTTCGTCGGGGAGCTTTTCGTAGTAGGCCCGGAAGAAGGCGAGACCCACGCTCCCGCACTTGCTGCGCCGGAGCTCGTCTTGCGTCATCTTGACCCCTTGCAGGGCATCCAGGATCTCGGCGTCTGTCTTCGCTTTCTCTACGGGTTTGTCAAAGTTGTTCACGCTTTGCCCTCCTTCCGCTGCTCTCGGGCGAGGATCGCCTTGAGGCCCTCGATGACCTTCTCACACTGGGCTGTGTTCAGCCACTCGAGCCGGTCGATGCCGGTCATCCGCTTCACGAAGCCCTCGATCCGGCGCTTGTCGTTGTTCCACCCCAGGGCCTCGGTGAGTGCGTAGATCTTCCGGCGCTGCCGTTCGGTGGTGGGGTTGCCGCCCTCGTCCGTCCGTTTGCCGCCGGTACTCCGGGCGGCGCTGTCCTTCATGTTTTGCAGGACACGGGCGACGTCGGTGATCTCGCCCTGCGTCAGCTTCTTCATGCTCTCCTTGCCGGTCTCCCGGTACACGACCCCGTGAAGGTCTTCGTCCGAGAGCCGGAGCTCGGGCGACTTTGCGATCGCCCATAGTGTGCGGATGGAGGGGAGCTTCCTTCCGCTGCGTGTTGCTGCCATGATTTACACCTCGTTTCCCCAACAGTCCCAGCCGTGGAACCTTTTCCGGGCAAAGAGTTCGATCCGGGGGACGTCCCCGAACAGCTCCTCGATGCGACGGCGGACTTCCTCCGGCTTCTCGCTGTGCCGCGTTCTTATGGCCTCCACGAGCTGCGGGATGTTGTTCTTCTGCTTGTACTGAACCATCCGGCCCCGCGTCCCCATGAGGCAAAGCTCACAGTTTTTGAGCGTCCAGGGCGCGAGGTTCGAGACGGTCTTCCCGTTGACGGTCTTCTTCGACCACACAAAGGCGACGGTCACATACCGGAACCCCCACGCCCGATAGAGCTCGAGGGCGTCCGGGATGTGGGCGTCGGTGGCCCACATAAAGAGCGCCGCGTCTCGGTGGGCGATACGCCCGACGTCGAGCTCCTTGAGGGCCTCGGTGGTCATGGTCGGATAGACCGCTTCGAGGGGTTTATAGGTGGTAGAAATTACCCCCCC